ACTATTGCAAATACATTCAAGAAAAAAAGTGCAACCCGAATAAAACCGGCCGATTTTTTCCCCGATTACAAACCCCGGCGGCAAGATTGGCAAGAACAACTATCTATGGTTGAATTGTTGAACGCCGCTTTCGGGGGCAAGGATTTGAGAAAAAAGCCGGTTGAATAACATCAACCGGCTTTTGATTGGTGAAGCTATGGCAACCCTTGCGAAATTGCTTGTCGGTTTGGGGCTTGACGCAACCGAATACGACAAGGGGCTTGATCAAGCCGAAAGCAAAGCCGATGGTTTTGGTACCAAGATTGGCGGCTTTCTTGGGGGTGCAATGAAATTGGGGCTTGCGGCAACGGCCGGCGGCGTTGTTGCGGCAATCGGGGGTATCGTCAAAGGGGTTGCATCAAACGCGGAATTTGAACGCTATCAAACACAATTCGGGGTATTGCTTGGTTCAACCGACAAAGCAAAAGCACGGCTTGAAGATTTGGCAAAGTTTGGAGCAACAACCCCGTTTGAATTACCGGAATTGGTGCAAGCCGATAAAATCCTTGTGGGGTTTGGGCTTGATACCGAAGAAACCGCAAAGAAATGGGGCCGATCCGGGGCCGAAATTCGTACCATTGTCGGTGATGTGGCAAGCGGTACCGGTGCATCATTCCAAGAAATGAGCTTGCTATTGGGCAAGTTTAGTGCCGGGGCAACCGGTGAAGCTATAAGCCGAATGGCCGAATTGGGTATTGCAAGCCGTGATGATTTGAAAAAGATGGGGCTTGAATTCGATAAATCGGGGGCATTGCTATCACCGTTACCTAAAGCAATGGACGTTGTACTATCTTTGATGAAGGATAAGTACGGCGGTATGATGGACGCCCAATCAATGACCTTTGAAGGAATGATTTCAAACTTGCAAGATTGGGTTTCCGGCACATTGCGTACCCTATCGGCCCCCATCTTTGACGTTGTGAAAGACAAGCTTGGGGCATTGCTAAAATTCCTATCCGATCCGGCAACAATGGCGGCACTTGATAGCTTTGCCCAATCGCTTGCGATCGGTGTCGGATCGGCTATGGATTGGTTGTCAAACACGGCAATACCGGCACTCATTGCCGCTTGGCAATCAATACAACCGGTAATTGCAACCGTGATAAGTATCTTTGAAGGGTTGCATAATGTATTGGTGTTTGGTGAATTCGATCTATTATACGAAGCGCTATATAATGCATTTGGCCCCGAAGTTGCCGGTATGTTAACGGATTGGGCCGCTTGGTTTTCGGAAAAAATACCGCTAGCAATTCAAGCAACCGTTGATATTTGGAATAATCAACTATACCCCGCGTTGCAAGCAATCGGTTCATTCATATCGAATAATATCAAGCCCATAATGGCGGGGCTTGCGGCCATAATCGTTGCCGTTGTTGTACCGGCTTTCATTGCTTGGGCAACGGCCGCAATCGCAAGTGCAACCGCAACAATCGTTGCCCTTGCCCCGGTATTGATACCCCTTGCGCTCCTTGGCGCGGCCGTTGCGTTGTTGTATGCCGCTTGGGATAGCAACTTTTTGGGTATCCGTGATGTACTCATAGATGTTTGGCAAAATTACTTGCTTCCGGCTTTCACGGCCGTGAAAGATTGGCTTTCGGTATTCATTCCGGCGGCAATCGCGGTTGTGTCAAGCTTTTGGAGCAACACATTGTTGCCGGCACTTAGTGCCGTTTGGTCGTTCATACAAAATTATGTGATACCCATCTTCATTGCTATCGTGCAAACACACATTGCGGCAATGAAGATTGCCGTGCAATCGCTAGCAACGTTTTGGACGACAATACTTTGGCCGGCTTTGCAAAAAGTTTGGCAATTCTTGAATACCTATATCATTCCGGTGATTGTAGCACTTGTGCGGATACACATTGCGGCGTTGAAGCTTGCCGTGCAATCCGTTGCGGCTTTCTTTTCAAATATACTTTGGCCGGCACTTCAAAAGGTTTGGGCTTTCTTGAATACGTATTTGAACCCCATCTTAACATACTTGTATGATGTGGTTGTGAACAAGGGGTTGAAACCCGCGTTGCAAGCGGTTGCTTTCTTCATTCTTGGCACATTGATACCCCAATTCATAGCCGTGAAATCGGCCGTTGTCGGCACATTGAACCCGGCACTTGATACCGCCAAAGGGGTATTAGGCAAAGTTGCCGATGCATTTCACGCCATTGATGATGCTATCCGGGGTACAATCAAATGGATACAAGAAGTTGCCGACAAGTTGAGTAGCATATCAATTCCGGATTGGTTGCAAGGCCATTCACCCCCGCCAATGGCACATTGGTTTGATTATATCGGGCAAGCCGCAAGGTTTGCAAATAATGAATTTGATACATTCAATCGGCAAATGATGAACGGCCAAATTGGATCACCGATCGTGCCAATGGGTATCAACGGCAATGCGGCCAATATGATTGAAACGGGGCCGCAACTTTCAATTACCGCAAACTATGCACACCAAGAAGAACGTACGTTGCGTGATGAAATTCGTATGCAAGCTATGTTGCTTGGTATCAATCCTACGGGGTAACATAGGCTATTGCAAACAACCCCCGATAGAAACGGGGTACGCTCCGAGGTATTCACCCGGTTTGATGCGCAAAGTTGCAATACGTAGGGGGTTAGTACCCGAAAAGTGTATGATAAGCCGTGTTGATGGGCCGATCGGTGAACACGCTTGGGTACACGGCTTGAAAACCGATAAATGGTTGTATTGTTTGATCGTTGACGTATCTCACCCCAATGATCGGCAACGGCACATACGTACCAAGCGCATCATTGAAGTTGCACACGAAAATGCGCTTGCGATATGCGGATCAACACACAATGGGCCGAAACAATGCCCCGTTGAAGTGCAATTGGTGAAAGTATGCAATATCAATGGTTATACGGTACGCACACGTATGAACTAAGCAATAGTTCACCGTTTGACGTTGTGACAATTGACGGCATTGATACGGCCCCGGTTGATGCAATTACCGAACAAGGGCCGTTGCAAGATGGGGATAGTGATGTGGATATGCGGTTGCAACCTCGTACCGTGCAAATGTTGTTGCAAGCCGTTACACGAGCGGCCCCGTATGATCACGAAAGCAACCGGCTATTGTTCAATCAAATCTTTGCCCCAAGCACACGGCTTGGTACACTCCAAATAACCTATAACAACGGCCGTGTGTTTGCAATCACCGCGCGTATGATGGGCAATGCCGGCATCAAACGCGGCCGTGAAGAAGATCAATTGTTGCGCGCGGGGGTTGTATTTCGTTGCCCCGATCCGTTGTGGTATGATCCAAACAAACACACGTTGTCGTTTGGTATTGCGGCCGGGGCAACATCGTTTCAAGTGCCGACGCCCGTTCCTACGTTTATGGGTACATCGGTGATCAACCAAACGTTGACGATCAATTACCCCGGCACATATCGTGAATTTCCGGTGATTACAATTCACGGCCCCATCACCGATCCAAAAGTTGTCAACTTGGCAACGAGCAAGAAAATTGATTTCACCGGCATTACCCTAACGGCAAGCGATTATTACACAATTGATTTGCGCTATGGTCGCAAGTATGTATACAAGAACGGGGTAACAACCGATTTGCGTACGGGTGAAACAACGACCGATAGCAATCTTGCCACATTTGCCATAGAACACAACCCGATTGCAACCGATGGGCAAAACCCCATCACCGTTACCGGTACCGGGGCAAATAGCTTCACACAAGTGTATGTTGATTATTACGATCGGTATGCCGGCATTTGACAAGGAGCAACCAAGATGGCCGAAGATAGTATGCTTTGGACAACGAGCGGTACCGGTGATGGCCCCGGCGGGGGGTATACACAAGCCAATTGGGACGACTATCACCGGTACATCTTCACCCCCGATGTTGAAGGGGCGCAATTCATTTTACCCCGCAAGGGCAATAAGCTTGCTCCGACGGCCGGAGCTTCAAGCGTCAACGTTGATACCGGGGCCGCGTTTGTGTATGGTTTCTTCTATAAGAACACGGCAAGCGTCAACATACCAATCACAAACCCGACACTTGGCACAACCGGTATTCGGGTTGTGTTGCGTGCATCTTGGGCCGCACAAACCGTACGCGCGGCCGTGATCCGCAATAGTGATGGGGTGATTGGTACCCCGGCGGCAACCCAAACCCCCGGCACGACGTATGAAGTAACACTTGCAACCGGCACAATCACAAACGGCGGCACGGTAACACTATCGGATACACGAGCATACTTGCAACCGGCTTGGGAAATCACCGGTTCAATGTTGAACGCAAGCATTGTAGACAATAGCACGATTGAATTGGTTGCCAATGTGTTGCGTGTGAAAGATGCCGGTATCGTTGCGGCAAAGCTTGCAAGCAATGCGGTAACAACGGTGAAGATACTTGACGCCAATGTGACAACGGCCAAAATTGCCGATTTGAACGTAACACTTGCCAAGATTGCGGCCGATAGCGTTGACGATACCAAAGCCGGTGATAGAGTGCCGCAATTTTACCGCCGGCAAGGGGGTTCATCGGGTACTTGGGGTGGATCGGCCGGCACATCAAACTTCACCCCCGGCCCCGTTCGTATGCAAGCCGGTATGATTGCGTGTTCAACGATTGCCCCCGGTGCAAGCATCGTTTTCCCCGTTGCGTTTTCGCAACCCCCGTTGATCTATGCACAAGTTGCCGGCGGTATCCGATCAAGCGTCCAAGTTGCCAATTTGACAACAACCGGTTGTGATGTGACAATCTACGCAAGCGATAGCCTAGCAATCAATGCCGGCAATGTGTTTTGGTTTGCCGTAGGGCCGGAATAATGGCCCCAAGTGCATACATCAAAATAAAGAACGGCACAACCGGAGTTGTGAAAACCATTTTGACGGGGGCCGGCCGGCAAATCAAGCCGGGTGATACCGGCTTCAACGGGTTTTTGTCTTTGGATTGGCGCAAGAAGCGCAACGATCAACACGTGTGCAACTTCACGCTTGATTATGCATCA